ACCGACTGATGGAATTTCTTGGTTTGGGCGGCAACGCAGGCGCTGCTGGTTATGGGCAATACGCTCGAGATTTTGGAATGTCTGATTTCCAAGCCGACCCTGGCTATGCTTTCCGATTGGCCGAAGGGCAAAAGGCTTTAGAACGAAGCGCTGCGGCTCGAGGCGGGCTTATCTCTGGCGGTGCGCTTAAAGCTGCTACACGTTATGGCCAAGACATGGCGTCGCAAGAATATCAAAACGCGTACAACCGCTACCAGACTAACCGCACTAATCAGCTTCAGCCGCTGGGCAATTTGATGGCATCCGGCCAAGCTGCGGCGTCTAATCAAGGCGCGGCTGCGGGCAACTATGGCACCAATGCAGGCAACTTGATTACCGGCGCAGGCAATGCTATTGCAGGCGGTATCAATGCAGCAGGCCAAGCAGGCGCGGCAGGTCAATACGGCGCTGCCAATAGTATTGCCAATATGCTTAACACTGGCGCATCGGCGTACCAAACTCAAAATAATTTTAACAATTGGTTGGCTAGTAGACAGCCATCAGTTATTCCCATGCAACCAGGCGGGGGTTATTAATTATGGCTGATCTAAACGCACTTATTGCGCAAGGCGTTCAATTTCAAGCGCCGCAAAACCCATTTGCTCAATACGCCCAAATGCAACAATTGCAACAAGGGGAACAAGCAAATCAGATGAACCAGTTGAAGATGCAAGAATACGAGCGTGGCCTGCAAGAGCAGAACAGGCTGCGTAGCGTTGTGGGCCGCCCTGGGTTTGATCCTATGAACCCAACGCATCAAGCTGATGCTTTTGCCGCCGCGCCTACTTTGGCACCAAAGTACATTGAAAGCGCTTTGACGACTAGAAAAACAGTCGCGGACATTGGCAAGACCAGCGCTGACACCGCAAAACTTAGTTTTGAAACTCAATTGGCAAAAACCAACGAAGCGATTAGCCATATTGTTAGTTTAAATACGCCTCAGGACGCAATTAATAGTATTGACGCGAAAGTTACAAGTGGCGAACTTACGGCAGACAAAGCCGATGCGTTAAAAAATTCATTGGCCGCCGCTCCAAGTTTTGCTGCATGGAAAAACGGCGCGCTAATGAGCACTGTAAAACAGCAAGAACAATTGACTTTGACCGCGCCTAAACTTGAAGAAGTGCGGCGCGGCGATGTAGTTGATACGATAGATAAAAACGTGTATAGCCCAACATATATGCAAGTGCTATCGTCTAAGCCAATCAACATGACTAAGTTTGAGCAAGCTGATTTGCCGATTAAACAAGCGCAGCTTGCAGTATCGCAAGGTCAACTTGGAGTTGCGCAAGGTAATCTTGCAGTTAATCAAGGTCAACTTGAGGTTGCAAATAAACGATTGACTGCAAATCCACCCGTAGTTGCAGTTATTGATCCAACTACAGGTAAGCAAGTACTTGTATCGCACGATGAAGCTATTGCTAAACGTTTGCAACCTGCGGCCGCGTTAGAAGGATTGGCGCCAAAAGAAATTCAAGCGCGTGAAGCTAAATATCCGCAAGCTACGGCTGCAATTAAAACTTTTGAAGTTAAGTCAGATACATTAGCTGCAGACATGGAAAAATTAGCTAATCATCCTGGTCTATCGGGAATTTCAGGTCTTATTTATGGCCGAACACCCGCAGTTACGCCTGCCGCACGTCAAGCTGAAGCGTTGTATAACAGTATTGTCGCGCGCGGTGGGTTTGCAGAATTGCAAAATATGCGTGCGTCATCGCCAACCGGCGGCGCATTGGGCAACGTATCCAATCAAGAAGGCCAGTATTTGCGCGATGCGTTTGCTCCTATCAACCGCACACAATCTACGCCCGACCTAAAAACGGCGTTGATGACTGCTGCAAACGCTACTCGCGCAGCAAAACAACGCGTACGAGATGCGTACGATATGACTTACGATTACAAAACAGGAAACGCTCCAACAGCGGCTGTAAAAGCCCCAGCAGGAAGCGCGCCTGCTGCGGCAACTGGCATAGACACAAACAATCCGCTGCTGAAATAATAAAGGTATAAATTATGCCCACCCCAGCAGAAATTCTTAATAACCCTGCTTACGTTAACGCAAACGCGGAAACAAAGCAGGCTATTTTTGATAAACATATAGCCAGCACGCCGGATTTTGTTAACGCAAATCCTGAAACACAACAGGCAATTAAATCGCGTTTTGGTTTAGTAGCCGCACCGGCCACCGCGCCGGCTGTTGCACCGGTTGCTGCGCCTTCACCAACCGAAGGAATGCCAACTGGACCGCGTCAAGAATTGACAACCGGCCAAAAGGTATACCAAGCGGTTCGGCCTTACGTTGAACCAACAGTAACTGCGCTGGGTGCTGTGGGCGGCGGCCTTGTAGGCGCACCATTAGGCCCAGCGGGCGCTGTGGGCGGCGCAGGTTTGGGCTATGGCATCGCCAAACAAGCTATGAACGTGGCTGACGTAGGTATGGGTATGCAAGCCCCTGCCCAAGGCTCTGACATCGTTACACAGCCGCTTAAAAACGTGCTGGAAGGCGCTACGTATGAGGCAGGGGGCCGTGTTGTTGCGCCGTATCTTGGAAAAGCTATTGGCGCCGTCATGGACGTAACGCAAATACCTCAACAAAAAGCTGCTGCAATTGCTCGCAACGCGCTTGCTTCTGATTTGCCAACCGTGCTTAATGCTTTGCGCAATGCGCCTGCTGGTGTCACTGCCGCGCAAGCAACGGCTGGGGTAACCAATCCGACATGGCAAGCGCTGATCGAGCGTAGGTTGGCTGCTGATCCTAAATTTACGTTAACGCTCAAAAACATGAACGAGCAAGACGCTGTGAACGAATTGTCCAAGCTGGCTGGCGGCATGACTGCGACAGATGTTCGTGCTGCAACGGCAGGCGCCAAAGATAGATTAAGCGCGCTTACCACACCAATGCGCGATACAGCACTTGCCCGCGCCAATCTTGGTCAAAGTGTGGCCGAGTTGGAAGCACGCGCAAGCAGCATGAGTGACCAAGCAGCGGCTGAAGTTCAAAAAGTACGCGAATTGGTTAACGCCGGCAAAGTTGCTGAAGCAGCCGCGCGCTTGGAATTAATTAAAAAGAATTTGCCTGTTGGTTTTACTCAATACACATACAAAGGCCAATTAGGAAAAATGGCCGACGAGTGGGCGTCGCAAGCCGCCAACGCATCTTTGGATTTGGGCCAAGGTGCACGATTTGCGCAAGGCGCTGCCGACAGCCTACGGTCTGTAGGCATCAAACCGTTAAATGCGCCCGCGTTGGTCAGCAAAATAGAAGGTATGGCTACCGCGCCAGAGTATGCCGGTAACGATATCATGTCTACGGCGGTAAAAAATGTTGCCAATGACATCAACAAATGGACAACCAGCGGCGGTTTGATAGACGCCGTGGCCCTAGATGCTATTCGCAAAAACTCTGTCAACGCCGCCATTCGTCAATTGAATCCTGGCGCTGATGCGACCACGCAACGCAATTTGGCCGCGTCAGTTATGACCAAACTTAAACCAATTATTGACGATGCAATTGTCGGTGCGGGCGGCGCGGGGTACAAAGATTATTTGGCTACCTACGCGCAAGGCGCGCAAAAGATCGCCGAACAAAAGCTGGCAGGCAAAGCCTTGGAATTGTTTCAGACCAATAAAGACGCGTTTGTAAAATTAGTTGAAGGCAATTCCCCGCAAGAAGTCGAGAAGATTCTTGGCCCTGGTAGCTACAACATTGCCAAAGATGTGAGCGAAAACACCCTTACAACTTTGCGTGACCAAGCCGCCAAAGTTGTCCGCGACGCTAACATCAAAACCCAAGTGGCCGAAGGTCAAGACGCGCTCAAAGAATTGCTGACGCAACATTTATCTAAAGTGCGTTTGCCGTCTTATATTACGGCGGTAGCAGCTACGTCTAATAAAGCAATTCAAATTTTAGAAAATAAAATTGGCGCCAAAACTATGCGAACTTTGACTGAAGCGTTTAAAACGCCTCAAGGCACCGCAGATTTGCTTAATACACTTCCTGCAACTGAACGTAATAGAGTATTGCAATTGCTTTCTGATCCTTCTAAATGGAGCGGCGGCAGTGCAAGCACTATTAACGCGCTTGCCCCTGAAAACCAAAACGCATTGGCTCAATAATGGACCAGCAAACTATCAACATCATCATCGGCGCGTGCTTGACCGTGGCCGGTTGGTTTGCGCGCGAGTTGTGGACAGCAGTGCAGGAGTTGAAAAACGAATTGGGCAAATTGCCGTTGACGTACGTCACCCGCGCGGACTACAAAGACGATATGCGCGAGGTCAAGGAAATGCTGGGTAAGATTTTTGACCGGCTGGAAAACAAAGCGGACAAGTAATGGATCCCATAACGGCCTTCGCGGCGGCTCAAGCGGCTGTTAAGGGCGTACAGGCAGCCATCAAGCTGGGCAAGGACATCCACGCCATCACTGGCGAGGCCATGAAGTTTTTTGAGGCCAAGGATGTCGTCCAGCGCGAGGCGTCCAAGCCCAAGGGCACCTTCGCCAAGTCGGACACAGCGCAGGCTTTCGAGATTGTCATGCAGGCCAAGATGCTCAATGACGCCGAGAAGGAACTGAACAACTGGATGGTGATGTCGGGCCACGCCGATCTGTGGCAGCAGTTGCTAATTGAGCGCAACAACATCATCCAAAAGCGCAAGAAGCAAGAAATCTTGGACGAGCAGCACGCTGCGGCCAAGAAGAAGGAAATGGACGAGTTAATCAACTGGCTCCTTGGCGGCGGTATCGTCGTCATGGTGCTGGGATTCATCGTCTGGTGGCTGACAATTTTGATGGAGAAACACTAATGTTTGAAATGCTTGGTGGTGGTATCTTGGGTTCTCTGTTGGGCGGCGTGTTCCGGCTGGCGCCAGAAGTGCTGAAATGGATGGACAAAAAAGACGAACGCGCCCATGAACGTTTGATGTTTGAGCAGCAGTGCGCGCTAGAGCAAGTGCGCGGCCAACAAAAGCTGGCCGAAATTGGCGCCCAACGCGAGGCGACCGTAGACGCTGGTGTGATGAATGCCTTTAACTCTGCGATAGAACAGCAGACAGAGATGGTCAAAGCCGCCGGGGGTTGGGTGGCCAGCTTGTCGGCCAGCGTGCGTCCTATGGTGACGTACTGGATTTTGTTAATCTGGTCGTTCATTCATATCTGGTTTGCGTGGAACGCCTGGGCGACCGGCGCACACCCCGACGCCGTGTTCAAATTAATGATGTCCGGTGACTTTAGCGCGCTGGTTAGCGGCACGCTCAATTATTGGTTCCTTGACCGTACATTGGCAAAGCGCGGGCTATGAACCTGGACATCGCCGCCGCGCTGTGCAAACGGTTCGAGGGCTTTTCGTCGAAGCCTTACCTATGCCCAGCCGGTATACCAACGACAGGCTTTGGCTCGACCTATTACTCTGATGGGCGTAAAGTCACGCTGCAAGACCCGCCCATCTCTGCCCAAGAGGCAGAGGCGTTGCTGTTGCATGAGTTGCAGCACACTTACCTACCTGGCGTCCTACGGCATTGCCCCATCCTGCTGACAGACGAACCCAAGTGCAACGCTATTGTGGACTTTGCGTACAACCTAGGAATTGGCCGTCTCCAGACCAGCACATTAAAACGTAAGATCAATGAGCAAGACTGGGACGGCGCCAAAGAGCAATTGATGTTATGGACAAAAGGCGGTGGGCGTGTGTTGCCCGGCCTACTCAAGCGTCGCGTCGCCGAATGCGCCTTATTTCCTTCATAGCGTCCTTCAGATCGCCACGTAATTGTTCGATGGCTTCTTGCTGTTCTTGCATACGCTTGTAAGCGTCTGCGGCGAACTTGGCCAAGGTCTCGTTTGTCCAGGCTGCAAAGTTAGGTAAGTCGTTCATGGCATTGGGCAGTTTTCAGGTGGAACAACAACGCACCAGACGGCGCTCCATTTACCTGGGCCACGGCCTTCCTTGGCAATCCAGCGGTCGATGTAGGCGTCGGGCATCTTGAGCAGGCTGCGCCCGGCGTTGGTGTAGTTCATGTTGAGGTAGTTGGATATGTCCAGCAGCGTCAAGCCGTCGGCGTACTTGTGCAACAACATTCGTATGCGGTGTTGGGGTGGCGTGTTCAAGAATTTTTCTCCTCCTCTATCGGGCCTTTGAATAGAGCCATGCCTAGTTGACCTAGCATGACCGCCTTTAACTCTTCCCGCTCCTCTTCTGGATACTCGGAGGCAACATTTTCTATGATTTTCCAAATGCCAGCGGCGACATCTTTAGCTGGGATGATGCTCATGTGTTCTTCCTTTGCAGTCTAGCCAAGCACCATGAAACCCCCTGGTCAAACGTGTCAGGCATATCTTCAATTTCTTTCCAGTCCTCATCCGTCAGCCCCACCCAAGGGCGCTGATAGACTTGGATGTCGTCATCTTCCAACTTGTCCTGCGCTGCTGCTTTCTTTGATTTGTAGCCTGTCATGTGTTGCTCCTTGCTCTGATTGCCTCAATACATTCCCATACACCTAATTGGTAATAAACGTGGACATTTGTTTTTGCAAGTTCTTCGCACAACTTAGCGCACCATGCTCGCTCGTGCGCTGCTACCAAGGCGGCAAAGACTTCAAGCTCTTTCCAATTACCCACTACACCATCAATACCCGGCGCTTGCTCTTGGTGTCGTCTAAGCCGCGCTTGCTTTGCTAGTTCCATGATGTTCATTTGAACACCGTTGCTACAAGCATGGACGCACCCACGACAAAGATCACCCACACGATTAAGCCCTTGACTTGCTTTACAAATTGCGAGTAGTCGCTAGGCTCTGGCTCGTCGTACTCCCAATCCTTTTGCTTCGGCTCCATGTATTTTTTGTCTGCTTCGTTCATTTGTTGCGCTCCTTGATCATTGCTTCTGCCATTTTGTATGAAGCTGCGGCAACCCAATTCCAGCCAGAACCGTGGATATCGTCTTCGTAGTCGGACCCAGTAGCAAGCAGCCCCTGCATAGCCAGCCCAGCAAAATGATCGCGCAGTGTCATGTCCTTTGCGTAGCCGCCTGTCTTGATGTGCCATTCAGTGTAGGCACCTGCCATCACAATGTTGTCTTTCATTGTTTGTACTCCTTCATGCGTTCGTTAAGACGCTCAATACGGGCTAGGCTGAGTTTGAGGCAAGCCTCTGCGTACTCGGTGGCGTTCTCTGACTCAAGCCTTTCGAGATGCGCTTGGGCCAAAGAATGCGTAATGACTTCCAAGGGGGTCAAGTCACGCCAGTAGTCTTTAAAAAATTTTAAGAATTTCATGGTAATTTAGCTTCCTTTAGTATTTCCATTCTCTCCCGCGCAACGCGCAGGGTGTTGTACCGCTGGTGCAAACGCTCCAGCACTGATACTCTTTGGAACGTCTTGCGTTCGTTGTTTAGTAGGCCCAGCACTTCTTCTTCAGACAGCGTGGGCAGACGGTCATTTAGACCTCGCCAAGTGTTTTTCAATTCGTGTCTCCAGTTTAGCTATCAGGTTGACGCAGCGGTCATACGCTCGGTAGGCGATGGTCAGTTGGCGTGACCGTAACTTGAGTTCGGCCTTGGCCGCTTTGAGTTGTGCTTTCAATAACATAGTTCCTCCATTGCAATATCAGAAATAGCGCGCTTGTTGTGCAGCGCCGCCCAGATGCGTTCGTCCACGGTCTTGTTGGTCAGCATGACGTAGCACCACACGTCGTGGCGCTGGCCGCTGCGGTGCAGCCGCCCTACGGTCTGCTCATACAGTTCGAGCGACCAGGGCAAGGACAGGAAAACAATCCGGCAGCCGCCATGCTGCAAGTTGAGCCCGTGGCCAGCCGACTTGGGATGCACCAGCAGTAGTTCAATGGTGCCAGCGTTCCATCGCTCAATAGCACGGTCGTCGTCCAGCGTCTGGGCGTGCGGGTAGCGCCGCTTGAGTTCGGCCAGTTCTTCTTGGTAGTTGTAGACAATAAGTGTGTTGGCACGTTGGTTCTCCTCCAGCAACTCGTGCAGCCGGTCAAACTTGGCCGTGTCGTACCACACTGGCGTCTGCACCGTGATCCACTTGCCGGGCACGTCTGAGGGCGTCTGCACGGTGTCGTACACGAACCCGCTGGCAAGCTGCTGCAACTTGCCGGTGACCACGGCAGCGTTGACGGCGGTGATGTCCTCCAGCTTGAAATCCTTTTTCATGGTGTCGTACGGCTTGCGATTGTTCAAGTCGCAGCGCACTTCCACCGTATGGAGCGGGGGCAGCTTGTCGCTATACTCACCCGCGTCCAAGACAAACGTCGCGGGCTTGATGACCGCCATGACCTTTTCCAAGCTGCCCTTGCGTGGCGCCCACTCGCCAAAGTCGGGGTTAGTCAGCACGAAATACTGCTGCATGAACGCGCCCTTGGAGCGGCCCAGCAATGCCTGGTCAACGATCTTGCATTGGCCAAACACATCCTCCAAGCCGTTGCTGGTGAACGAACCGGTCAGGCCCCAGCGGATGCCAATAGGCGTCAGGAATTTGAGCAGGTCTTTGAACCGCTTGCCGCTGGGGTTCTTCAAGCGCGTCAGTTCGTCGAACACCACCGCGTCAAAACGCCCTTGCGGCAAGTTCTCGTAGTTGGTCACCACCACCTGGGCGTCAGACGCAAAGGCAGCAGCCCGCTGCTTGGCCGTGCCCACGGCGGCGGCCAGCGTGATGTTGGGCGCCCACTTGGGCTGCTCGGTCGGCCAGACGCTGGCGGCCACGCGCTTGGGCGCCAGCACGAGGAAGCGCTTGGCGTGGCCAGCCAGCAGCATATCCTGCATGGCTGTCAGCGTGATGGCCGTCTTGCCCGCGCCAACGGGGGCGAGGATCATCGCCCTGTCGCGCTCGAACAGGAAGTCAGCCGCCTGTTCTTGATATGGCCGCAAATTCATCTATCTGTTCCTTATTCCACAAACACAAATACTTCTGATTCAGCCGGATCATGTCCAAAGCAAATTGCTTTTGAAGTTCTGATAGCCTGCCTTTATCGGTCTTTAATTCCACGAACCAAGTGCTGCCGTCAGGAAAGCACGCTATCCTGTCGGCTACGCCTTTGCGCCCTGGCGAGGTGAACTTCCACGACCGCCCGCCTACACGGGCTACCGTCCAGACGAAATAATTTTCGATGTCTTTTTCTTTCATGTCAAGAAGTTTAGCACACTTTTATTTTTTGTGCTACACTGAACGCCTCATCAACTAAAGGAGTCTCAAATGACGTTAATAATGACGCAAGATGAAGCAGAAAAAATCTTGCTGGCGTGGGCGCAGGTCTATTGTCCTAATCAATTCAATACAGTAAAAATTGACGGTTACAGCTACGACAGAGTATTCACTTTCACTAAAGAGGAATCAAAAGATGCAGCACAGTAATATCGTCGGCGGCTCGACCGCCAAGCGGGTAATCAACTGCCCTGGCTCTGTGGCCTTGGTGGCCAAGATGCCGCCCAAGCCCTCAAGCAAATTCGCAGACGAGGGCACACTGCTGCACAACGTCATCGCTGAGATCATCATGTCGGACAACCCGCCTGAGCATTACCTTGGCCACAAGTACGAAGCGCAGGTGCTGACCCAAGAACTGATCGACTACAAACTCAAGCCAGCATTGGCCGCGCTTGACGAGATCGACCCCAACAAGGAGATGGAGATTGAAGCCGAAACAAGCGTTAACTTTGGTGACTTG